CCAAGTCCCTGACTCATCACCAGTAGCTATTTCTTTAAGTCTTAAATCATTTACATAAGTAGCCATTTATATCTCCGTTCAATTGATTATATTACCTTTCTTCTGCATAGTTAAGCAACATCTTCCCAGTTAGGGGTTTGGCTATCATCTATGGTGGTGTAATTTGGTGTTTGTGTATCTGTAACATCGCTATAATTAGGTGTTTGCGACTCGTCAATTAAACTCCAAACAAAAGGATTTCCTACTTCTCCAGTAGCTGAAACACCTGTTATAGATACTGTTGCTTTAGCAACTACAGTTAAAGAACCAACAGATGCTGCGGCAGACACACTATCTAGTGTAAATACTTCATTATGGTGTATTGTTACAGAACCTACAGATGCTGTAGCACTAAGACCAGATACTGGTACATTTGCTTCACCATCTACATCAACAGATACAGAACCTAAAGTCGCG